AGTAACAAATACATTTTTAAGTCTCTTCATGAAAATCACTCCTTTTGGGGTTTATGTCTCTATTTTATCAAAATTATGTCACAGAGTCAACTCACCCTTAGAGGGATAGTGATCAAGATCATGCTTCTGGATTTGAAATCTTTAGACTCTTCCAAATAGACTTGTGGGTCTTTGCATCATATTCTCTTCGTGTCCAGCCCATGTAGTCCTGCATAGCACGAATGCCATTCTTAGGATACTTCTGCTGTCCTTCTGGTGCTACGTTGCCTTGGTAAAATCCAAGTTCCTTAAGCCTGCAAGCAAGTCTCCATGTAGCCTTATTTGCTTCTCCAGACCTAATGGCATCCTGAAGAGTGTCAAAGTACGGCGTCTTTCCGTCCCATACCCCTGACTTACCATCTGTAAGGATTGGTATCTCAAAGGGTGTGGAATCTGTTTGACCATGAGTGGTAAAACTAATATGCATGTGCATTTCGTGACCATAGTGATCTCCTCGCCATGTCCAGAAATGATTTGCATATGTTCCTGAGGCAATCTGGTTTTCATAAACTACATACTTGAGTCTTCCTGATCCTCCACGCTTCATACGAGCATAAGCAATGATCTGATCTGCTAACCAAATGTTGTCATTCTTAGATCCTCGCAGATCCTCATCGATATCTACCGCGTGGACATAGCCCTGAGAATCTGGATTATGATCGCTGATTCTGGCTTGATGGGCAGAATCTCCCAAAACTCCGTCGCTTCTCTTGTCTCTATTTTCCCAACGCTTATTAATTTGGTCTCTCATTATTGTAAGACCTGATACTGGCTTCCAACTCATTGACTGTCTCCTTCTTTCATTTTTAAATATCTTCATTCTTATTCTCCATCATTTTTAAAATCTTTCTAACGTCTGCTGCCCAATTTGAAATTAAGTGCTGCTCACCCTCATTACAAGGGCAAAGAGTCTGGTGCGTTATGCAAACATAATTCTCAAAATCTTCTTCTGGGCATACACATTCACAGTTTTCGCAGCAATTGTTCATAAAACTATTTTATCATGTATGGGTTATTAAGAGGGATCTTTCTTTGCTGGCTTTGATTTAATTGTCTCTAACTCAGAACGCAAAAGATCTATTTCCGTTTGCTTTGATTCAATTTCATTCTGCAACTTAAAAATCTCAGCACTAAGGTTAACAATCTCAATTTCATAGTTCTGTGCCTGTTTCGATGCCCTCTGAACTGTTGCATTAAGTGTTTGTGTTATAACTTGCATGTCATCCATCGATAACCTCCAACTTTCTTTGTGTGAATAGGGTTTTTCCTATTTCTTTATATATCCATCTATAGCCTCTGCCATGAAGGACAAACCTTTTTGTTGATATTTCTTTTACTTCGTGGGTCATCATAATATCAGACCATTCTTTTTCAAATAAAACTACTCTCCAGAGAAGCGACTCTCTGTAAAATTTAGCAACATACATTATCAGTCCTTAAGGGATGATCGCAACTGCCAAGCCCACTTCTTATGCTCAGCATCACGCTCAGCCAAGAAATTAGCAATACCCTGCTCATTAGCGGAGTTGGCTAATGCAAATGCGCGGTTAACGCAGACAATAATCTGGTCAGTAGCAAGCAGAAGGTCCATCAACATTGAGTGACAGTCTGTGCTGATCTCTGTCTCCCTGACGGAAGACATTTCTAGGAATCTGCTCATCTTAAATGGAGCATATGCCTTCTGTGCCCTAATGTATTCTGCTAGGGGATCTGTGGCAGAATATACATCATCAGCAATTTCTCCAAAGAGATCATGGAACTGGACGAAATGAATTCCTTCTACATTCCAGTGATAGCCCTTTGCCTTGAAGTATAGCGAGTAGGAGTCTGCAAGAACCTCCTTTAGCGCATTAACAAGTTCTTCGTTCATGGTTACAGTATATCAGAAAGTTGTCAATAGTCAATGATATAATTGCCCTATCATGGCGACTTTTGGATCTCTGTGGGTTGGTGGACCACTAAAGAAATTGCAGGAAACCTGTCTTGCATCTTTTGTTTATTACGGACATGATATCACCCTTTGGGTTTATGATCTAGACATGCAAGTTCCTAGAGGAGTAAAGAAAAGGGACGCAAGAGAACTAATTTCCGAATCAAATATATTTTTAGTTAAGAATACCTATGCAGCATTCTCAGATGTTTTCAGATATAGAATGGTTGATGCTTTTGATATGATTTGGGTAGATGCAGATACATTATGCTGTTCAGAGGACTGGGATTTCTTTGATGATGACCTTCTTTTTTCAAGGGAATATGGTGGTCCAGAAAATTACTTTGTTGGTGGGGTAATGAAACTTCCAAACAACTCTCTTGTTAGCAAGTATATTGTAAAAAAGTCACAAAACTTTAATTCAGGAAACGTTAAGTGGGCTGAGGTTGGACCCCTGTTGTTATCTAGCGTTGTGCAAAAGTTTGGTTATGAAAGTTATGCTCAAGATCCCAAGGTTCTTTGCATGATAACCATGCAAGAAGCACCTAAGTTTTGGAATGAAAGATATAGAAACGATATCATAAAAAGAACTAGCAACAAAGAAACCAAAAGCGCTTCTCTATATAATGGAATGCTTACCGTTTTTGGCAATGGAAGAATAGACACAAACGTTTTGCCCAGAAACTCAGCCATGGAATACTTTTATAATAAATATGTAGTTGAAGGAAGCAAATGAACATTGATTTAAGAGAAATACCCACCAAGTATATTAATCTAAATAGACATCCAGAGCGTAATGAAAAGATGGGCCAATTAATAGAAGCCGTTAAGTTTAATGATATTGAAAGAGTTCAGGGGGTAGACATGCCAAATGACTCAATGGCTGGTTGCGCTTCTTCTCACTTGCAGATTTTTTCCTCTATGTCTGGACCTACAACAATTCTTGAGGACGACTGTGAACTAAGGAACAAAAATTATTTAATCGATATTCCTGACAACACAGATGCGCTTTATCTTGGACTAAGTTCTTGGGCTCTAAATGTTGAGTCAGGTATGCAGTGGATTCATTCTTTTGTCCCTGTTGATGGATACCCTCACTTAACCAAAATAAACAACATGCTTGCAACACACGCAATTCTTTATATTAGTGATGAATATAAAGAAATGTGTATTCGTGCAGCAAAGTACTCTGCTAGAAATAGCGTACATGTTGATGTTAGTTTTGCTAGGTTCCAAAGATTTTATAATGTCTATGCCCTGAATGATCCAATATTCTATCAATCAAGCAATACTAAAGCAACTGACATTACGTTTGATCAAATTAAAAACCGTAAACATAAGTAATGTTCATCCTGTCCACGAACCACTCCAGTGATGTATAGCAAAAGTGTTTTGATTAACGGAAAAATCTTCCGTGGCCCTATCCTTTTCCGTCCAATGATATGGATAGAACGATTCTGGCTGCAAAAGCACTACCTCTGGATTGCCTCTCCATAATTTAGTTATTACTGATGGGCTAAACATTTTTAGATGACCCCCATAAGTAATTTTTCCATCACTTGATTCAGTTTCTATTGCACCAATGCAATATAGAATTAGGTCAAGTACCTGTGGATTTTTAGGTGGAGATCCAATTACCGCTGAACCAATAGTGTCGTTGCTTTCCCATGCAGCAAATGGATATCTATATTCTAAGAAGTGATCAAAAGGTCTTATAACCTCTATATCTGTATCTATATAGATCCCTCCCGTATGATAAAGAATTTCCAATCTCATTAGGTCTGATTTAAATGCAAATGCTGGGGACATACTTAAGAATCTTCCGATTAACGGATATTCCTCCAAGTTTGAATCGTCATGGGTGATATGTCCCCAGCCTATGTTGTGCATTTTGGAAGTCTCCCAAAAATATTCGGCAAAAGGATCTTTTGGACCCATGTGAACTCTATGAATAATCTTGGGAATGGTTTCCATAATTAACGATACTTCCTCTTTAGTCTTGGCTTCAGTCCAGCCTGAACTGCTCTGGCATAAGCAATGCCATATGCCTTTTCAGATCCCTCTCCAGCCTTGCCTCCTGTTCCTCTACGAACTGCTGTTGAAGCAGACTCAAGGTTTCGCAGGATCTTCTCATTTTCATCTGACATTATTTATCCTTTCGGTGACATTCACATTTACATAAAAGTTCTTCACATTCTTTGTGAAGACCCTCAACACAATACATTGTTTTTACTGGTGTGTCAAGGAAGTCTATTTCCTCCACAAGAACACTCATGTTTTCTTTATAATTAATCTTTCCAGACATATAGAATTCATGGAAGTCTATTCCAATTAAATCCTGATACTCAAAGTATCTGTCATAGTCTGATATTCCATAGATACCCTTCTCTTTTCCAAGAAGAACATCTTTTTGTATCCTGTTTGATTCTGCCTCAATATTCATCCACTTGTTTACAGACTTAAGATTCCATACTTTTGGATCTTCTGATCTGGTATAAAAGTGCCAAAGAAGCATTTCATTTGGAGCGTATATTTCCCATCCCCTTGTGTAAGCGCGAATGGCAAAACATATTTCTTCCCCCATAAACGATATTCTTTCGTCATATGGTATATCTTCTACTATTCTTCCTGGAGCAAATATATATCCAGCAAGAACTGTTAGGGACTTATGAGGCTTTGTCTTGTCTTCAATCTTTTGCCTTAGACCCCCCCAAACCCCTTTGTTGGTATTAATTGGTTTTGTCCAAGAGGGTTCGTCCCAAACATGTGGATCTTTTTTGGGAAAATAATCTTTACCATCTGATCCAACAAAGTATGGTGCGGGAAACTGACTGAGAATTACCTTTTCTGTTTTCGAATCTTTTTGTGCCTCAGAAAGCATTCTCTTTAGTTTTGTATCCCAACCTTTAGCAAATCTTGTATGCGAGTCTATCTGAAAGAAATAATCTTCTCCATCGTATAACTCCATGGCAAGTTTGCGAGCATACCCTGCACCTTTTGCATCTTTTGCATGAATCTCTACAAATTTAACTTGATCTCCAAGCCAGTCTACCCTTTTATGCTTATTGTTTAGATCCTGAGAAATAATTCCAACAATCAACTCTTCTTTACTGTCTGCATTTTCATATAAACTCTTGACAGTCTTAGGAAGTTGGCTATCACGATAGGAGGCAATAGATACAAATATACTCATGATATCTGTTGCGTTCCAGGAGAATCATATATTGGATCTAGAGTAGACTCAATGCCAGCGTTTTTTAACATTCTTTTAATAACCTCAAAATACGCAGCCATCTTTAATCTTTCTGATTCACTTATGTGTGACCACTCGCTTTCATAAAATCTGATTCCTAAGTAATTGCCATAGTCAACAATGTCTACGGTTATTTCTACTGGTATCTTTACTGAGCGAATAGCCATACTTATTTCAGGAGTATAAATCATTCTACCTCCATGGTCAGTGCTTCCCAAGTGGTAAACCAATCGTCTTTTGTTTTATGAGAATTAAACTCACGATCAATCTTGCCATCCTTTAAGTAAACACCGCCCCAGACGCCCCATTCTTTTTGAGAAACTCCCCAAGCAAAACACTCTTGGTTGATTGGACATCTTTGGCATATGTGATCTACAGATTTAGAGATGTGTTGATCTTCTTCATATTTGTCAAAGAATAGATTGGTATCCATTCCCAAACATTCAGCCTTATCCCTCCACCCGTGCATGACCGCTCCCAATATTGTTAGGAAGATGCCAGCCCTGCTCTGTTAGGGGAAAGATCTTCTTTTTCATCCATTTACCGTCACGGAGAACGCCTGATGAAGAATACTGTGCGTTGTGTCCCTGACTGTAACGGACAACATCCCATCCATCCCACGACAAATCCTGTCGTGAAGAAACGATGTGTTCCATCTTATCTAGATTAGTTACTAGCATAATTTATCTCTCCTGCTTCCATGGTAAAGATAACTCGCTTAATTCCCACCTTCTCAATAAGAGAGGCGCACTTTGAACAAGGCTTGCTATCTCTATCGTAACCATTCTTATTTACGCGAGCCACATATATGACCGCGCCTCTTACATTATCCTCCCCTGCAACTCGGATTGCAACTTCTTCTGCATGAAAAGAGCAATCCGTCTTAATGTTTTCGGGAGAAACATTTGTTGGATGGTTTCTATCCTTATTCCATCCTGTAGCCATAACCCTTCCAGACTTCACAATTACAGCACCATGAGTATTTCTGGAACTAGACTTAGTGGCAAAGTATCTTGCAACATTTAAGTAAGATCTATTTGTCTTTGATAGCATCTTATATCCTAATATCGGAATATGCCAACCTCTACACCATTCAATTCAGCAGACGCTACCAACTTGGACGGTCGCTGATTCGGGGTGGAAAGGAAAGCAAGGTAGTTGATTTCTTCAAAATTGTCTTCAATCCATGATGGAGGAACTTTGAAGAATTTAACCTTAATGTTGCGCCTCTTTAATCCTTGTTCGGAAAGATTACAAAACTCTGCGGTAAAAGAGTTAATTGTTGCTGGACCAGCAGTATAAACATTAAACTCTCCATCATTACATTCTGATAGGGCTACACCCATTGCACGCATAAAAACGTTGTAATCAGAAAACTCTTTGGTTCCCTGTACTGCCACGTTCATTTTAATCCCTCTCGTTGTCTTCTTCCAAATCGTCAAGAATTCCCAATAACTTATTGACATCTTTTTTAGGCAGTGCCATAACATCTACTGGTCTTGCTGTTTCAAATGCTGGCTCTTTTGTTGTTTCTGATTCATAAAGCACATTTTGATATACCCAATATGCTTTATCTTCATATACGGCAACCTTTATTCTTGCTTGACCAGATTCAATTTCATCTTGTATAAAATCTCCGTCTTCTTCATAATCATGATTTTCGTAATCCTCTGTATCTCTTACCATTATAAACAATAACGTGCCAACTGTCAATACCCACGGAATTATTGCTATTAAATACAGCAAATTAATCACATCCTTATCTTAGTTTAAAAGAAGAGCCTTGCCAAAACTTTTCTTCTTTTTCTACAGGAATGCAGTTGGGCACAGGTTTTCCATCTTTACCAGGTTTCGTACCTCTTTGAACATAACCCTGCCAACAAGGATTTCCTGCCTTTTTTGCATCAGGGACATTAGCATACAGAGCCCTTTGATGATTAATAGCCTCTTGCTTGGACTCATGTGTTCCCACAACGCTTCCACTATCATCCACTACAACGTAGTTAGATCCTCTACGTTTTACATCATATGGCATAAGAGCACCTCCTTTCTAAACAATTATACTACTTAAACTATTTTGGTACGGCGAGTGGGATTTGAACCCACGACTGACGGCTTATAAGACCGCTGCCAAAACCAGACTAGGCTATCGCCGCTTGAACTTACAGCGTAACTATAGCGATGATATTCCATGTAAGTATAAGTAAAGTTATTATTACACTTATTAAATTAATAACTGGAATCTTCCTTGTTTCTGAAAAATTTAATCCTACAACAATCAGTGTTACAACGAGATTGATCGTAAATATGATGAGGGTTGCGACAAGAAATCCAATAATCATGAGAGAATTCTATCAGAGCATTCCGAATGAGTCAAGATAGTCAGCAACATCGTCTGGCATCTCTTTTGGTTCCCACCTAACGTTGTCTTCCTCTTCTTGACGGTTTTTCTTATTAGCAGACTTCCAATCATGGATTTCAATCTCCTGATTAGCATTACGAGGAGTATGTGCTATTGCGTTGTATACCGCTCCTGTAACGGCGTCAGACAAGTCCTTAGAGCCTTTACGGGGGTGGTCTACCTTCTTGTCGGATACAATACGCAACTCGCTCATTTCCTGCAACAAGATGTCTAGGTGTGGCATAAGGACACGATCCTCGTAATAAAGCATTGCAAGGTCTTCGTAATGCTTTTTACCTACAGAAAGAGTGTCTGTTTTAATTCCAACAGTTTGAAGTTCTTGCTGAATATCAAACGATTGCCAGCGGTCAAAGGTTACTAGACCTAACCTGAATCCCTGCCTTCTAAAGTTTACAATCCAATCTTTTACTTCTGAAAGGTTTACTGGACCTTCTTTTCTTGGTTCCCACCAAACAACAGCATCGACAATTACAAATGGATGAACCTGAGTATAGTCGTTGAAGGTTCTTACCTGAACCCACTTATCCACATGAGCAATAGCAATAGCGCATTTGTCATGTTTTTGGGCGAGGTCTGCGTGCAAGAAATATCTAATATCCTCTTCTGGTTTCCACCTCTCCTCAATTCTCTTAAAAGAGTCAATTGGGTTTGGCAATACCATTGCACGCTCTAGCGCTTCCTTGTTCTTAAAGAATGAATCGGAGGAGAATGATGGCATACAAGCAAATCTTTGCATGGCGTCTGCATAGTCTGTCATAAAAGCAATCTTAAAATCTGTTATATTTCTTGTTGGATTTGCCTCCCAAGTTGGCCTTTTAATAGCAAACACTCCAGGATACTTATAAGACAAGATGTGATCCTCAACCCATTCAATTGAAAATTGATTATCTGGATCGTTTTCTGGTAGGTCTGGGTTAATCGTAAAGGTATAACTCTTTAACTCAACATCTTTTTCAGCAACTACTTCGTCATACCTCTTAGAAATAAAGTCTCCTGGATAGCGAGGAAATGAAAGAAGAACCACCTTGCCAAAATCTGGGAATCGTGAATCTACGGAAGCACGGAATGCCTTATAAATAGCATCACCTGTTTTGGCATTTTCGTTTCCTGATGCAGAGTCTTGTGCAAACCCAGAAATCTCATCAAGGATGGCTAGAATAAGGTTAAGTCCCTCATGACTCTCCCTTTCTGAGTGACCTGAGTAAACAGTAACTGCCTTATCAAATTCAATGCTGTCTGCCTTTGCTTCAAACCTTCCAGCAAACCATGGAGACCTGTTTATTTTTCCCTTAAGTCCTTTAAAAAAAACATTTCTAGCCTGCTGTGCGTTAATTGCAACGTTAATGATATCAATTGCGTCTCCAGGAGGCTTACCAAAGTATCGCGCTGGATCTTTTAAACACAGTAGTTTATAAACTAAATAGGCACAGCCAATAGTGGAAGTGTGGTCTTTCCCTGAACCCTTTCCTAATTGAAGTAAAACTTCTGCCTTAGTATATTTTTTAAAATGTTCATGGCCCTTTTTCTCTCCCATGAATCTAATAAGATCTTCTTCTCTATAAATTTGACTCATTGCTTCAACCAAATCTCTTTGAATCTGAGAAAGTTCTGGCTGATCTAGATATTGTGGATCATGAAGGAATGTATCTAGGTCTACTGGATCTTCTTCAAAAGGAGAGTCATCAAGTGCTCCAAGAAAATCATCAAAATTAAGACTCATTAATTACTACCGCCTGACCATTTGGTCCTGATACCTCCGCAAGACGAGAAACTATTTCATTCTTAATGCTTGGATATTTAGATGCAACATCTTTTAATATTCCCATGATTAATTCTTGCTTTCTTTCTGTTTCTAGTAGTTGTTCTGACAATTCCTTGTTTTCAAGAAGTCCAGCCTTTTGAAGCATCTCTATTCTACGAGTCTCAATGTCAAGAACTAATTTAATTGCTCCCGTTTTTGCAGATAAATTACTTGTTGTGGTTGCTTCTTCAATGACTTCATAGGCTTGCTTGATGAGTTTAGAGTAGTGTTGATCCGCTCCTGATAGAGCCTCGCGTGCTCGTGATCTAACTGCTTCTGAATTGCTTGCCATACTCTTCCACTCGCGTAGTAGGGTAGAGACCCTCGCTCTTGGTATGTCAAGTTCTTTTGATATTTCTGATTCATTAAACCCTTTAATGTATTCTGAAGCAACACGGTTTACTTCTTCCATGTGTTCAATTAGTTCGCTCATAGTGTCCCCTATTATAGCAGTGGTAGGGCAGGATTGTTGCCACCTTTTAATAGGTTGCCTGCCCCACCACAAAACTACATGCACTTAGAATTAAATTGATACCAATGCTTCTTTCCAGCACCATGTCTCCATGCTGTAAAGAAAGACCTATCTTGGTAATATCTATTCCATTCGTGAATTGGCTTATCTCTTAACTTTTTAATTTCCTTGGATAAACCATCATTGATTTTCTTTGATTCTTCTAACATCATATACGTTAAGGACACTCTCCAGGAATTATCCAAAAATTGGTATGCCCCTCTCGCTGATGATGTTTTATTTGCTGATTTGTAACTGAAACGTGATTCTCTGTGCATAATACATTTTCTTGTATTTTCCCATTTTGAATCATACCATTCCCCCCTGTAAAGAGAGGGTTCATATCCCATCATGTCTCTAGCATCTACTGATCTTGCAATTTGATACTCACGACTGGATACTACGACTTGTTTTGTCGCAGTCGGTGCAGATTTAGCATACACCTGATTGGGGATAGGTTCAGCAATTGCTGGCAGTGTTGTACTCATAGCAATCACCATTCCTAAAATTCCTCCTAGCAGTTTCGTTTTCATCTGTTTCCTCCTTGCGGCAGCAACATCATAATAGACTAACATAATTTGAAGAAAAAATAAAGGTGTTTTTCAAGTTTATGGCTACTGAGTGATAATGGTCACATGGTTTTAACCGATATTAGGACGCTCTAGCCTATCTATTTCACGATTAATGTACCAAATCGCTTTCTTTAAATCCTCTACCTGCTTGCCCTTTAACTCTGATCTCATGATGTACTTGATGGCATTTCCTAAACAAAAGTTCATGTGCTCTGTTATTTGAATAGTTTCTACACCACTTGGATGAGAGATATAATGCGTTGGGTGATTAACCATGTCTGTCATTTTAATCCAAACTTTTTCATTTGACGGTAAATAATCTGTAGGCTTACTCCACACTCAGAAGCAATTTGTTCTGGTGTTCTTTTATCTAAATATAACCTTTTCCTTAAATACGCCTCATTGTGGTGAAGCCCTGCATTCTTAGCCATATTTTAGAACACCTTTCCCCAATTGTCAATAGCCCAAGCGCCAATAGCAATTGCATCTGCTACGTCATCATCACTGACATTGATCGAAAACTTATCATTAACAAACTTAATAGTTCTTTGCTTTCTAAACAACCTTTCTTGTGATTTATACCAAGATTCAGATTTTCCTGAAGATAGGTTACGAATAGAAGCCTTTTCTTCATTAGTAAGTCTTTTATTGCCTGCCCAGTTTTGCCATGCCATAGGGCTTACGCTGGCAAAATTACTGATGCCAGTAAGAGAAGCCGCTGCTACTAAAGCACCGTGGCTCATAGACAAGTTTGATGCTGTTTTTGGGGAGTTTAAATAAATTGGTTGCTCAATTACCACATGACTAATATTTTCAAATTGCTGGAAAAATACTCGTGTTTTGTGAGCGGTATCTGAAATCTTTTCGTAAATGTCAGAGCCGAAATATTTTACCTTTCCAAACTTTTTCAACTCTTCATTTTTATAATACGCAAACGCAAGACTGTTGGTGCTTGCATCTATTGCACAAAATGATTCTGGTCTATTCATATTTTTCATAATCTATAAAACCTTTCAACTCTTTAAGCGCTTTGTCTACTTGCCTTGAATCTATATTGCAGAATGAGCATCGACCAGTGTCATTATATACAGACAGGGTTGTTCCACAGCCATTTAAACACTTTCTTTTTTTTTGCGATAACTTTGCCCTACGTTTTTGTTGATATCTCTCATTAACCTTTTGCTTAGTTGAAAGTTCTCTGCACT